ACAGGAGGAGGTGGAAGTGGAGCGACAGGAACAGCGGTGGTTTCGTCTACAGGGATTGTTAGCGGTATCACTGTTTCAGCTGGTGGTTCTGGTTACACTAGTGCCCCATCTGTTACAATTGATTACTCTCCAAAAGACTCTAGAGCAGAAGTCAAGTCCTGGAATAGTGGGACAAGAGAACTCCAAGTCATTAATAGAACTGGAACCTTCAATACTTCAGAAACAGTTAAGGGATTAACATCAGGTGCTCTCTGGAGTCCAGAATCTTATAACACTCTAAATAATACTAATACCGCTGATAGCATTGACCAGAACTATAGTTTTGAAACTGCTGATGACGATATTATAGATTTCACTGAAGGGAATCCCTTTGGTTCTATTGGGTCCACTACTGATACTACAATCTGATGTTAGGCACATATTCATATCACGAAATTTTTAGAAAAACTATTGTAGCGTTTGGAACGCTGTTCAATAACATCGAACTTCGCCGTTCGACTGAAGTGATGAAAGTGCCTTTGGCATATGGTCCAAAGCAGAAATTTCTAGCTCGTTTGGATCAAACTCCAGACCCAACAAATAAAAGAACTCAGATTACTCTCCCCCGAATCTCATTCGAGATTAATGGAATTTCATATGATTCTTCTAGGAAAGTATCTCCTACACAAAAAATTAAATTTAGTAAAGATACTGATGAAAATAAGAACGTATTTATGCCCGTTCCTTATAATCTATCTTTTGAGTTAGGAATTATTTCCAAAACTCAAGAGGATGGTCTGCAAATTTTAGAACAAATTTTACCATTCTTTCAACCTCATTATAATTTATCAGTTAAATTGCTTCCTGATGTTGATGAAACTAAGGATGTTCCTGTTATCTTAACTAGTGTTGATTATGAAGATGATTATGAGGGTGACTTCTCTACTCGTAGAGCAATCATTTATACTCTACAGTTTACAGTAAAAACATATCTATACGGTCCTGTTACCGATGCGAAGACTATCAAAAAAGTCATCACAGATATGTACACCGATACAGATACTTCTTCCGCACCAAGGGAAGTACGTTACACTATTCAACCAGATCCGTTAGATGCAGATGCAGATGACGACTTTGGATTTGGTATTGTTGATGAAGACTTCACTGACAATAAGAAACGTAATCCTATAAGTGGGGCAGACGAAACTATTTAATTTTTAATTATGTTTAATGAAACTTTGTTTAGTATTGGAATCACCAGATTGAAAATTGATGGATTGAATAATCATGAGTTATCCAATTTAGTTGTGGAAAACTGCAAAACTGGTCCTGTAGATGATAAGATAAGAACTACTCAGGATGTAATTACCAATGCATTATATTCCGAGCGTGGAATTACGTTAGATGCTCATCCAGAATTAACAAAACTGAACAATACTATATTAGAACAAACTCAGATAATTTTGGATGGAATCATTTCAAATCCTCAAGTTAACAATGTAACAACATATATAAAGAGGATATGGGGAAATAAAAATGTCAATAAAGACATTTCAATACCTCATGCACATAGAGATAGTTTTTTATCGGCAGTATATTATCCAGTATCCGAGGATGGAATAATTCATTTTTATTCTCCTTTTAGTGATGCATTTTTAGCACAGGTTCCGATAGGACTGTCTACAGAATATAACCAATATAATAGTTCATATTATGAATTTCCAGTTCAAACTGGTCAATTAGTTATTTTCCCATCAATGCTATGTCATTATGTTCCTGCAACTGAGAAAAAAAGAATGTCTATCGCATACGACATAGGAGTTAATCATGGCAACCTTTGATGGATTAAATGATATTTTTGGAGCAGAACCTTCTGAACTCCAGAAGCATGTTGATAAAGTTAAACCAGAATTAAAAAAAACTGATACTCCTGATGTGAGGCAGGATTATGAGATGTCTCGCGCACAACTTCACAGTTTAGTAATGAAAGGTCAGGAGGCAGTCGATGGAATACTTGATGTGGCACGAGCGTCAGATCATCCTCGTGCTTATGAAGTTGCAGGTCAACTTATTAAACATGTAGCAGATACTGCTGACAAACTCATTGACTTACAAAAGAAGATGAAGGAGTTAGATGCCGAAGATAAAAAGTCGAGCCCGTCTACTGTTAATAACACGATGTTTATTGGCAGTACTGCGGACTTACAAAAAATGTTAAAGAATCAGAAGGAGATAAATAATCAGGACACGAAGTAAAATTACACGACATGGCAACGTTAAGAGTATTAAGTACCAATGCAATCACTGGTTCTGCTAGTGAATATCAAGTAGTGCAGACTGGTTTCTACCGCGTCATTGCTACAGCAGCAGCATCTACAGTATCATTTAATGGTGGTCCTGCTATTACTTTGGTGCAAAACCAACCAATCGTATTGAAGTCTGGAGCAAAACCTGGTCGAGCAACAATTGTAAAGGGCGTCGATGATTCGACTGCAGACTATCAACTGGGCACAAATCTTGGTGAGTTGTCAAACACCCATCCATTCTCAGTAGATGACTTCATTGCTGTAGAAGATGCTAGTACATCTCCTGCAATCAATGCTGCTTTCTTGTCAGCAGGAACAGCAGGTAAGAAAGTTACTGCAGCAACTCCTAATTCTATTAGCACTGACATTGATTCTTCTGCTGCATCTGCTGATTACACCTATGCTTACAGCGGACCTCAAGCAGTAGTCAAGCGTTGTGTGCAAATTACAGCAGGTTCTGGTGCTATCATCGTTGAAGAAGTTCAGGTTGTAGGTTCCTGATATGGCGCAAGGTTTTGCATCAGATATTCCACCTGCCGTTAATGGCACCGCTAAGAAATATATTAGGGGTATGATGAAGGGTAAGAATAGGTGGAATAAACTCTATGGAAATCGTTCCAAAGAGGTGATGCATAANACTGCAAACAAGATGGCTATGGGAGAGATGTCTAAAATGCCACCAACATATACAGATGTATTCGGAGAAGCAAACAAGTCTGGAGATAATTCTCTTCGTGACTGGTTTGGTAAGAGTAAATCATCTGATGGCACTAAAGGGTGGGTCCAACTTGGTGGTAAGTATGCAGGAAAACCTTGTGCAAAGCAACCTGGTCAGACCACTAAACCCAAATGCGGGTCTAGTAAGATGAAGAGGAACCTAAATAAAGGCGAAGAGGAAGCAGCATTCCGTCGTAAGAATGCAAAAGACCCCAATCCAGATAGAAAAGGGAAAGCAATCAACGTGAGGACAGAAGCAACTATCAACGAAAGAGGCGATTATTGGCATCCAGATCCTGAGAAGGATAAGAAACTGGGTGGTCCTGGTGCTAATGCTCGTGCCCGTGAAGATGGTGCTGCAGCATCCAAACCTAAGGCAGACCCTAAGAAACTGAAACCAGGTGAGTCCTATATGGACTATTCCAAGCGTCAGAAGGCATCAAGGCAAAAGTCTGGCACCGCTGTTAGCAGATTGAATAAGATGGGTGCCAATATCAAACCTAAGAAAAAATCTTTGTTGGGTAGGTTGGGTCTTAGAAAAGAAGAAGTACAAACAGAAGGTATGGGTGATGTTGCTATCAAGGCAATCAGAAAAACCCAAGGTGAGAAACCCGCATATCTTAGTAAGCGTTCTTCTATGATTCGTGCAATCAAACAGAAGCAACTTGATTCGTATCTCAAAAAGAGAGATGCTAAGAAGAAAGAACGAGTAACCAATGTTGGTGTTGGTGAAGAATTTGTCAATGAGAAAGCAGGCGAGAAAGATGCTTGCTATAAGAAAGTAAAAGCAAGTGCAAAGGTATGGCCTTCTGCATATGCTAGTGGTAGATTAGTCCAGTGCCGTAAGAAAGGTGCTGCTAACTATGGTAATAAGTCTGAAGGAATGACACTCCAAGACTTTCAAGAGAAGTGCTGGAAAGGATATAAGCGAGTTGGGATGAAGAAGAAGGGTAATAAGATGGTTCCTAATTGCGTTCCAGAGGAAGTTCAAAATGAAGGAGCAGCCTGGACAAAAAAGTCAGGAAAGAACTCCGAAGGAGGACTCAATGAAAAAGGACGAAAGTCTTACGAAAAGGAAAATCCAGGATCTGACCTTAAAGCACCAAGCAAGAAAGTTGGAAATCCCAGGCGGGCATCCTTCTGCGCTAGAATGAAGGGTATGAGAAAGAGACAGAAAGCATCTAATAACACTGGAGATGATCGTCTGTCTAAGTCATTAAGAGCTTGGAATTGCTAACATCGTAATACATTGTAACTGACAATCTGGGTAAATAGTATTATACTTGTTGTATCAATGCGATACTAATATG